GATGTCACTATTCGTTTATTTTATGATCATAGGGGTCTTGATCGGTACTATGGTCTACTTGAGTTAGGAGAGCTTGGTGGACTATGGAAGAATGTTGCCGGACGGTATGAGATGGACGGTAAGAAAGTCTATGCCAAGGTGATCCTGAAAGACCCAGAAACATATTTCACCCCAGAGGTGATGGAACAATTAGATCAAATTGCACGGAAAGAGTTTAGTTATGGAGAAGGTTGAATTTCTTGTACTCAAGAATTTATTACATAATGAAGACTTCTTAAGAAAATGTATTCCCTTTATCAAACCAGATTACTTCCAAGATACTAATCAGAAGATTGTATTTGAGGAGATAACTGACTTCGTAAATCAGTATAATGACGTTCCGACTCAAGAGATTCTTTCTATTGAGATTGAGAAGAGAAGTGATATCAATGAGTCTAACTTCAAGGAAGTTACTCACCTCATTAGTTGTCTAGAAAACGAACCAACCGACCATGATTGGTTGTTAAATACTACTGAAAAGTGGTGTAGAGAAAGAGCCATCTATTTGGCTTTGATGGAATCAATTCAGATTGCAGACGGTCAGGATAATAATAAAGCTCCCGATGCAATTCCATCTATTCTTTCTGATGCACTTTCTGTAAGTTTTGATAATCATGTTGGTCATGATTATCTTCTAGACTACGAAGAGAGGTATGAGTCTTACCACAGAAAAGAGAATCGGATTCCATTCGACTTGGACTTTTTTAACAAGATTACAAAGGGTGGTCTTCCTAATAAGACACTCAACATCGCACTTGCTGGAACTGGTGTTGGCAAATCCTTGTTTATGTGTCATATGGCTTCTTCTGTTCTTCTTACTGGTAAGAACGTATTGTATATTACTATGGAGATGGCTGAAGAGAAGATTGCGGAACGTATTGACGCCAATCTTTTGAATGTAAATATTCAAGACATAGGTGAACTTCCTAAACAGACTTTTGAGACGAAGGTAACAAACCTCGCACAAAAGACTCAAGGAACACTTATCATCAAAGAATATCCAACCGCAAGTGCACATAGTGGACACTTTACCGCACTTCTTAATGAACTTGCACTTAAGAAGTCATTTAGACCTGACATTATTTTTATTGATTACCTCAATATTTGTGCTTCCTCTAGGTATAGGGGAGGTAACAATGTTAATTCATATACAGTTATTAAAAGTATTGCTGAAGAACTTAGAGGATTGGCTTGTGAAGCAAACGTCCCTATCGTATCTGCCACGCAGACCACTCGTTCTGGTTATGGTAGCTCTGATGTCGAGCTTACTGATACTTCTGAGTCCTTTGGTCTCCCTGCTACTGCTGATCTTATGTTTGCCCTTATTAGTACTGAAGAGCTCGAATCCTTGGGACAGATACTTGTGAAGCAATTGAAGAACAGATACAATGATGGTAATGTCTACAAGAGATTTGTGATTGGTATTGACCGTGCCAAGATGAGACTATACGATTGTGAGCAGACAGCACAGGATGACCTTCTTGACAATAAGAAGGATGAGGAGTATACTTATGATGATAAACCCAAAAAGACATTTGAAGGGTTCAAGTTTTAATGAAACTACGACAACAAGAAACTACTAAAACTATGACTATCGATCCTACCAAATATGTTGACTTCGTTCGTCAAACGACAAGTCAACCAAGTCTTGATTGGCCTACTCTTTCAAAACGACTTACAGAACTTGAAGTCAAAGATGATTGTAATGTCACTCAATTGATGACAGCAGCATTTGGTTTGACTGCTGAGGCTGGTGAGTTTGCTGAAGTTGTGAAGAAGATGTTTCTTCAGGGTAAACCATATACTGAAGAGAATGTCTTTCATATGAAACGTGAGATGGGTGACATTATGTGGTACATGGCACAAGCATGTATGGCACTTGACACTGACTTCGATGAAATTCTTTCAATGAATGTAGAGAAACTCAGTGCTCGTTATCCAGAAGGAACATTTGATGTTCAGTATTCCGAAAACCGTAAAGAGGGAGATGTATGATTACACTTGAACTAAATTTACAACAAGCAGCAGTCGTTCGTCAGGCTTTGTTTGTAGAACAGAAGGGTTACACACTTGACCCTACTTGTACCCCAGCACGTATTGTTGACGTTCGTAATGTCATTGCAACACTTGACAAACATATCGATGACATGCTAGAATATGATACTAGTGGAAAGTAGTTTATGACATACGATTTTTCTTTTGCACATTCTCCTGAAGGATTTGATAATCATATCAACGATAGTATTAGAGGTTATTCAAACCTTCTAGAGGACACTGTATCATTCTCTCGATACTTTGTAGAAGACCATACTAAAGTCGTTGATGTTGGGTGTTCAACTGGTAAACTTACCAAGATGATTATTGGTAACAACCCTAATCGTCAGTATGCACATTATGTGGGTGTAGAACTTGCTGGTAGTTTCTATGATGACCTTGAAGAACGTCATATTGAAGTTCGTAAGGAATACCCTAGTGCAATGTTAGAATGGGTCCGTGGTAATGTTACTAACTATGAGTTCAAGAACTGTTCTCTAGTGACATCACTATTCACTCTACAGTTCATGCCTAAGACTACCAGACAAGATACTATCAATAAGATATACAATGGTCTCAATGAAGGTGGTGCATTTATCTTTGCAGAGAAGTTGATGTGTGAGAACGCATTCTTCCAAGAACTTCTTACATTCAATCATTATGACTACAAGAGAAAGACTTTCTCTGCTGAACAAATTATGGATAAGGAGAAACAACTTCGTGATATGTTGAAACCTAATACATGGTCTGAGTTGAGAGATATGGTAATGATTGCAGGGTTCAAAGACTGTCAGATCTTCTGGAGAAACCATCAGTTTGTTGGAGTAATTGCAATTAAATAAACTGACACAGGGGCCTTGACAGGTCCCTTTTTTAGGGTTATAATATATTCATGGAAATTAAAGGACTCGCTTGATAGATAAAATCCTGGTAAATATTATCCGGGATCAAGTTCCCACAGATACTGTGGGGATTTTGTTGTCTGGAGGTGTAGATAGTTTGAGTTTGGGTTTTGCTGCCCATCGTCTCAGCAAAAAGGTCACCGCATATACTTTCCATCTGGAAGGTGATAAGTCTTATGATGCTCACAAGGCTGAAGAAGTTAGTAATGAGTTTGGTTGGGACTGTAATACTATTGTTGTTCCTAAAAATAATCTTGTAGATGACTTTAAACGTCTGGTCAAAGACTATGACTGTAGGAAGAAGACACACTTTGAGTGTACATTTCCCTTCCTATATGTTTTTCCTTACATCAAGGAGTCATATCTCTTAAGTGGTATTGGTGCTGATGGTTACTATGGAGTCAGTAAGAAAGCAATATTACATTTTAAAGAACCGAAAGAATTGTTCGATCAATTTCGACGTAATTACTTCATGCCACATAATGTGACAGGATTTCGTCAGATTGAACAACTAGCAAATAATAAAAATATTAAACTAGTCCACCCATACATCTATCATAATGAAGTGAGGGAATACTTCTTTCAATATGATTGGTTTCAACTCAATCAACCAAAACAAAAACAGGTTGTCAGAGATGCTTTCAAAGAAGAATTTGATAGAGTTACTAATGTGAAAGATCATATTAATCTTCAATTAGGTTCTAACATTGATCACTTATTCGAAACGCTGTTGGATAATAAAATGCTAAATAATCGTGGTAGGAAGAGGGTCATGGATTTGGCTTCTGACTACGCATCAACTGGAGAAGGAGTCCTACCAATATGAAACTACCATATAAACTACAAGATGTGTACGATGGTGAGGCACAATCAAAGTTCACTGTCATCTCTACCTTTGCTGGTGGGGGTGGTTCCTCTACAGGATACCGTCTTGCAGGTGGTAAAATCCTGTGTATCAATGAGTTTGTAGAGGAAGCAAGAAGGACTTATTCTGCAAATTATCCATCAACTCACATTGTTCCTAATGACATTAAGGAATTGGTGGGTGGTGACTTTCTCAAGATCACTGGTCTGAAGCCCGGTGAACTAGACATCCTTGACGGGTCACCACCCTGTTCAGCATTCTCTGTAGCAGGGTCTATGTGCCGTGGAGAAGGGTCTAAACACTCTGATGGTTGGGGTAAGACCAAGAACTACTCTGATGGTAAGAAGGTTGAGAACATCGAAGATTTATTCTTTGAATATATCCGTGTTGCCAAATCAATCCAACCCAAGGTTATTGTTGCTGAGAATGTCAAGGGGTTGACAATTGGTGAAGCAAAGACTTATTATGCTAAGATTACTAATGCATTTGAGGAGATTGGTTATCTTGTTACATCAAAAGTAATGAGAGCATCTTTTCATGGTGTTGGTCAAGGTAGAGAACGACTAATCTTTATTGCAGTTCGTAATGATATTGCAGATAAGATTGGTCTAAATGTTCTTACTGTATCTACGTTGTTTCCTCCCACTTCACCCAAAGAAACTGTCATCTCTGACATTATCGATGGTGTAGAGAATGACCCTGAGGATGTAAATAGACTGACTGAACACATGTTGAACAGTAGTGTCTATCAAAGTGTGGTTAAGAAGATGCCAAAGAATCCTAAAAAGATTCTATCTGGCATGGACTATCATGAGAAGGGTCATTGTTTCAATACAAAGAGGGCATCATTTTTCAAAGCAGCACCAACACTTACTGCTAGTGGTGGATTGATTCATTGGAATGAAGATAGAAGTTTTACAATTCAAGAACTCAAAAGACTTCAATCACTTCCTGATGATTTTATTTTAACTGGTACTCATTCACAACAATCTGAAAGGGTTGGTAGAATGGTTCCTCCACTAATGATGAAGGCCATCGCAGAAAACATTTACAAAGAAGTATTATCAAAACTATGAAACTACTAACACTTGAAGATTATGAATTGGCAGGTCAAACATTTTGGCCTAAGTATTGGTACGTCGCCAAAGAACTTGGTGAAGGTGCTAAGACGGAAGAAGTTCTTAAATGTATGGAAGCAATCGGAACTGTTGCACTAAAGGTAGCACTAGAAGAAGAATCTGTAGGTCCATTTGGATTTAACAAAAAGACTGACACACCAGACATAGAATAAATATTACAAAGAGAGAATATTATATGCTTTCTACTCAGTACAGACTCAAACTAGAATTTATTTGCAAGTGTATTACTAATGGTGAAGAAGTCAAACTAGCTGATATGGTATGGGCGCAGAAACTTGCGAAAGCAAATACATCTGCCCATGAAATGTTAAAAAAGGCACGAAGACAATCTTCACAAGACATTGAGGAAGGTAGTATGGATGACTTCTTAAACAATATGGGGTTAGGAGACCCTGATCCAGCAAACCACAAGACGGGATTTGGATCTGCTGATGAAATTGCAGATTGGTTTAAGAATGATCGACCAGAGGATTGGAGAACAAGAGATTAAAATGCAAGCAGTAATTTACAGCAACGGTAGTCAAGAGTGTGAGAGAATGATATCTCTTCTTAAATCTCTTGGTGATGACTTTCATGAATATGTTTTAGGTGTTGACTTTGATGATAAGGCATTTGAGGCAGAATTTGGATCAAATGCAACATATCCTCAGGTTGCAATCGGTTATCATCACATTGGTAGTATGAAAGAAGCACTTCAGTATATGAATGAACAGGGAATGTTTGTATGACTTCGAAGTATGACTTTGGTGGGCTTGAAAGACATCCTGCAAACATACTAAGATTGATTAGTGAGTTAGAGGGATCATATCAACTCTGTAAATACATGGGATTTGAGGATGACATGAATACCCTAGATAAAATGAAAAAACCCTACTACAAACTTTACTTTAAGACAAAACGAGAGTATGATTCAAATGAATGAGTTCAACAAACCACAAGTGCGAGACAGTATCACTCCAGAAGTTAAGGATGTCATAGTACAAACTCAACTGGATAATGTAACAAAGATTCTTGATGGTAAACTTAGTCATTACAGTGTAAGCGATAAGACTACAACACACAAAAAATACGTTATTGAATATGAACACAATCACAAATCCTGAAGTTGAAGTTTTTGTGCCAGAAGGTGCAGAACTAATTGATGATGTATTTTATGTCTGGACAACACGTTATGGTATGTTCTCCAGTATGACCAAAGCTGGACGTAAAATGCTCACTGGAGCTGATAGAGAGAATGTAATTACTATGACACGTTGGCATCTAAAGTGTGAACAGGAAGGTACACTACACCTATACACTAGAGTTGTTGGTGGTTCTTCTGTGGGAGTTGATCTGTGAAGTTTGAACTCTCAATGGAGGACTATACTATCATTCTCAATGCACTTCATTATTACAAGAAGGTGGAGAAGTATCCTAACTTCGCACACTTTGATGAGAAGCGTATTAATAAGTTGAGAGACACTATGGCAAAACAATTAGTGTGGGACCAGTGACTACACTTTTAAATTACACAGTAGCATTCTGGTCTGTAGTTGTTATGAATTGTATTCAACCTGTCAACTGGGAAGCATGTCTACCAGTACATGAATGGTTGATACCAAGTATCCAAGAGGGTGTTGAGATTTATCTCGACCCCTCTTCTGTGTATTCAAATGAACGAGAATATCTAGATAATATAAATAAAGATATAGAAAGTAATGATTAATCAGATGTCTTCATCAATGCGTAACTTTATGGAAGCGTATTCCGCTGTTCATAACAAAGAAGCTAAAGAAGAGTTTTACTCTCATAAGGATGAAATCAGTGAGATGGACTTCTCCTTGATCAACCAAACTGAGTTGGACGATATTGCTGAAGAAGTTCTTGAAGAACTTTTCGAAGAAGGTTATAGTGTCGAACAGTGTGAAGCAATATTTGAAGAAGTACTTACAGAAGCAAGAGTAACTTACGGTAGTGACACCGAGTCCCCAAGGGCAAAGAAAATGTCCGCAGTGAAGTCTTCACTGGAAGGTGCCATGGGTAAGGTAAAAGAAAAGGCTGCAAAGGGTGCAGTTAAATCTTACGGTGCATATAGAAGTGCAAAACAGTCTGCAACCGATAAGGCAAACAGACTAAAGCAAAGTGCAAGTAATGCATCTGCAGTGACTATGCGTAAGGCAAAGGAAGCCGAGGCTGGTATCAAGTCTGGTATCAAAGGAATGATTCGTAAAGCCGCGAAGAAAGTTGGTGATGCTGCCAATAAAGTCTCCAATAGAATGAGTGAAGGTACTGTTAGAAGGGATATTCGTGATATCTACCAGGCCATCTATGAGAAGAGGGCCAATAAAGATTATGATGGTGATGGTGAAGTAGAATCCGGTAAGGACGAATACTTTGGTTCAAGAGACAAGGCCATCAAGAAGGCCATGGGTAAGAAAGGTAAGTGTGAGAGCTGTGGTGGTAAGGGATGTGAGAAGTGTGATGGTATGAGTGAAGAGTATCTTGATGAAATGGGTAAGAGTGACGCTGGTGTCCGTAGTAGAATGAACATTCCTGGCTATGAGCCACCTACCAACTGGGATCCTAAAGCAAACAATGGTAGAGGTGCTACCGTAAGTCCTAAGCAAGCAAAGAAGCGTTATCGTAAGTCGCTTCGTCAGGAAGAACTTGAGCATATTGATGAAGCAGATTCCTTAGCAGCAATGGCAGCTCGTCGTGAAAAGCGTCTTGCCGCACAAAGAAAGAAAATGGGCACTTCTTCAACTGGTCAAGACTTTGGTCATGACTATGGTATTTCTTCTGCCGAGCGTAAGAAGAGACAGCAAGCAGAGTTTGATAAGTTTGTTGGTAAGAAGACTAAGAAGGAGAGTGTACAGTTTTCTGAGAAAGAACTGAAAGCCATTCAGGCAAAGGTTGATGCATGGGATCTTGATGAAGCACAAATGGCCCGTAACAATCCTGAAAAGTATGAGAGAGACTCAAGAAAGTCTGAAACCTCTGGTCAAAAGGCGGAGAGAAATGTCCGTGGTAGACTGAAGACTATGGACCCTGATAAGGCTGAAGCAATGAAAAAACAGATGAGAGCTGTTGGATTGAATGTTTGATATCTCGGAGTCCCGATGAAAGA